CACGCATTACAATGAAAACCACCCGCACAGCGCGCTGGGATATCACTCCCCAAGGGAATACCGGCGGCAGCGGGCATCGTTAACTTAAGATACAAAAGCTGTCCGGAGATGGCGGGTCAAGATCAGCCTATTAAGTCAAAGAACTTATCGCCAGTATGCATTGATTGATGTACTGATGTACTGGATAGTAGGCGTTGCGTCTGATCTAATTTTCTCCACATCGAACTTAGATTTACTAATGTTTCATTAGTGGTATTACCTGCTATGTTGTTGAAGTCTGAACTAAAGTAATCGATGTAACCACTGAACATACGATAGGCATAAAGAATGCCACCTGTAGCCGGATTAACAATCCCCATCCAAATGTTTACCTTTGCATCATTCCACAATCCACGTAACGCCATTGATAAGTATTCCTGATTTATATTACTTACTTTCAATGAAGTACCGTTATTGTTGATTTGTGTCTTTTCAACATAGTTTGCAAATGATGAATCAAGAAAATCAGGAACCGATTTATATGTAATGCCGTTGTAGTTTTGGTCTGCCAACGAATCAGTGATATATATATTACTGCCAGTAGGTGGAAGTACATCAATTAGCTTTACCATAACGCCACATTCGTAGAGTTCTTTCACTGTTAGAGCCGTTTTGTTGTCACCACGAGTCAGATTCCAGTAACTAACAAGTTCTGGATTGTTTAGTACATTACTTGGAATTGACATAAATTAACCTCTGATGTTTTCAGTTGCATTTATTGTCACTTCCATAATGTTTGTACTTGGCATCTGATATGCTGCGTTCTGTGGTGTAAGAATAAATGAACCTTGAATATTGTCATATTTCATTACTTCCCCAACTTGGATGTTTTTTATTAATCCAGGGAAGATAGTAATCACATTGCCAGTGTTGGCTATGATTCGGTATAGTTTCTTGTGTCCGTTGAATTGCACTAACGTACCAACCTCAAGTGTATTAGCATTCACGGAAATTGAAGTTGCCCCTGCTGCCCTTGTTGCGGTTGTTTGTACCTGTGAGATTTGAGTACCGTTGTATGTACTCCACCATCCAAGAGGCATAGAGAACGGTTTGCCCTGACCATATAAAGCGTAGAAGTTAGCGAGTTCAGCACGGTTCATCTTGTTCAAGGTAACTTTGAAGCTAAGGGTAAAGTACTGCGAACCAACAACACGTGTAATAGTTTCACCTGTCCATGTTTGGTTTTGGTATTGCGGTATATTATCCGTCAACATGAACTCACTAATAAGTGTGTTATTTAACATATTATTATTCCTTTAATAGTTAGCCCACAATCCATGTGGGCTATATGATATTTATACGTTATTCTTCTGAGATTTACGTGTTGCCTGAACGATAGTATCAGCGTGTTTATCACACATCTTTTGGAAATCTGAATCAGAAATTTGACCATCACTATTAATAATTAACGGTGCATCAATCTTAATATCACCTGATTTACTACCATCCTGATTACTCAAGTATTTTGTTAAATCCTGATTTAGTGATTTACCTACTACACGTTCCCCTTTTTCAAGATTGTATGTACCAGTACTTGGTAGTGAATCCCAACCATCATGGGCTTGCCCCTGGATAGCTGTACCTTTGATAGTACGGACAATGGAAGCACCCTGAGCTGCTACTTGTAGACCTGCTGCAATCCCCATAGGCCAACCAAGTTTGATAGCTTCGGATATACCCTGCTGGATGTTGATCACTGCCTGAGCAATAGCAATACCTTTACTTACGGCAAAAGCTGCCTTAGCCGCTGCTGATGATTCTCCGAATACACCAGCCATGATATCCGCTACGTTACCTGCTCCCGTTTGCCACATCCCTAAAGTACTGGTTAATGCGTCTGCGGTTAATCGACCACGTTTCATATCGGCGTTGGCCTGAATCGCTGTTAGCTGATCTTGGTACTCCTGGAAACCAAGTACTTTGGCATCATATAGAGCCTTAGCCCCATCTTTGTTCTCTTGTTCTTCGGTGTTGATGTTCTGGTTCTGTACCGGATCTGGCGAAAAGTTTAATGGGTTCTTGTACCCTAAGCCCTGACTAACCGTGTCATTCATCCAGGTACTACCCGCTGCCGCTGCTCGTGCCTTAGCATCTGCTGTTGCATTAGGATCTTTAGCAATGGCTGCAATGTTCTGTGCCTGTTTGAGTCTGTTAGTTTCAGAAAGCATCTGATCAACCATGTCTTTGTACTTGGTTTTACGGCTTTCATATTGCTTGGATAACATATCTGTAATTTCAGATTCAGTACTTCCCGCTAATTTACCTGCTTCACGTATACGCTTTTCAATCTGATCTTGTTCATAGTTAAAACGAGTAATACGTATTTGGGCTTCATTAGTACCGATTTGTGATAGCGTCTGTTCTAATAGTGCCTTTGCTCTTTTAGTTTGTTCATTAAGTTTGTCTTGTGCGGCTTGTGCTTTTTTGGCTGCTGCTTCATCTTTCTTAGCTTTATCTTCACGTGCTTTATCTTCATCGGCTGTTAGGCTTTTTACTAACTTCTCACGGTTAGCTTTATACCCTTCATCAAGTTTAGCGAGATCGGCATTCATTGCCGCTTGATCACCCTTATAAGCACGTACTAAAGAATCTTTAATAGTCGCTCGTAATTGTGCATGAGTTGCATCAAGGGTATCAATCTGTGCCTGTGTTTTTTGTTTTGCTGAAAGATAAGGTTTTAAAGCAGTATCAATAACACTTCTATCTGAGCCTTTATTATATTCTTCTTTCTGTTTATCCAGTAGGTTATGTGCCGCGTCAAGGTTTGCTAATAAGTTTGCAAAGGTTTTATTATTTTCCTCCTGTTGCTTTTGCTGGTCTGCTACTATCTGAGTACCATAGATTGAAGAGTTTTTTAGTATCTGCTGTTGAAACTGCTGTTGGTATTGTTGAGTAGCCTGAATACCTTCTTTACTAACTGCTGCTGCCGCTGCATTAACTGGTTTACTATTAATAATTTTCGTCATTAAGTCGAGAATTTCAGCAAGGTTCTGTGCGATAGGTGCAAGCGTTGAGTTCTTCCAGGTATCCCATGCTTTGGATAAGTTATTAGTTGCAGCCCTGTATTCTTCAAATTGTCGTGATTGTTCTGAGGTTAGTTGAATAGATTCATTAGCAAGACTGTTTTGGTACTCTTGTTCACTATTGAACTCTCGGTATATAGTCATGCGTTTTGACGCGTCGTTTGCAACTGTTTCCATCATGTTTACTATCTGGGACTGACTGAATCCCATTTGTTTAGCCTGATAGTAAATCTTAGCAATAATATCTTCACCGTTTTCTGCTGCTTTCTGTAACTCGAACATATTCAACTTCAATGGTTGAATTACGTCAGTTAACATAGAACCAGCATTATTAGTTATGGCATCGCCCAACTTATCCTTACTATCCTTAATTTGGTCCGCGACGTTATCCATAGTAAGACCAACGGCGGCGAACATATTAGCGGCCTGTTGAATCTGTAATATACCCGACTGTGATAGTGAAGCTGCCTGAAAGATTTCAAACGCCTTTTCTGATTGTTCCTGTACTTTTGCCATAGTTGCAGCAATTGTGATACCTGCGACCCCTACAGCACCAGCGAAACCAGACATAGCTTTAGAGGTAGTAGAAAGGCCAGTATTGATACCACCAAATACTCCACCTGCCTGATCACCAAAGTTACCTATATCATTGGCTGCATTTTTTAGTGATCTTTGTAATCCTGATTCATCACCATTGATTTCAAAGATCATTGATTGTCTATTGTTATTTGCCATTAGGCTTTACTCCCATCCAATTAAGCATGTTTGCTTTTTGTTGTTCTGCGATCTTCTTCTCCCTCTCTGCATGTTGTTCAGCTAAGGTTTTATTTGAAATAATATTCAGTGAGTCGAGCTCATAGATATTAAATTTAGGTATATCTTCTTTCTTGATATTGCCAGTACTTAACCATATTGCCTGTAGTAGTTCGGTATGCCTGATTTGCTCTATCTGTGAAGATTCAGGATCAACGATTTCTTTAAAAACTAATAGGTAGTAGAAAAGCAAAACGGGCATAGTGCAGAGTTCATCCACACTACACCCGTTGTTATACAATAAAGATAGTGATAGTTTGAGAATCGGATCGCGTCTTACTTTCCCTCTACATCCTCAACATTAAAGGATTTAGCGAAAACGTTTCCAATTTCAGCATTCAATTTTAGTTGTACAGTAAGATCTACTTTTGCTTCAACTTGTTCAGGTGAATCAAAAATCTGTTTGCCGTCCTCATCAACTACACAATAGAAAATTGCCTTATACGGATTGGCACATTCTGTATGTTGGGTAATGGAAGGTAGTTTGATATACACAGTACATTCTGGTGTTAGTTCTACTTGTGTTAGTTTCACACCAATAGTATTCATAAGATTAGAAAAATCCATTTTGTTTTATCCTTTTAGTTGGTTTGTAGTATTTAGTACTTACGCACCAGTTACTTCACCAACAGCGATTGGAGCACCCGTTACAGATACAACGAAATCACGAGTAACAACACCATCAAAATCACCGTTCACTACATCTGAACTCACGTAACCATTAACAATACTGTAATAGGCAGGACCGTCTTGATCTGCGATGTTCTGGAAATAGGTTACTTTAACTTGCATTAATTTTTGTGATGCTGCTGCTGATGCAAGTAGTTCCTGACCTGTTGAACCTGGTTTCCAGTTAACAGTCAGTGTTAGATCTGGAACACTACGGGAACCAAGTAATTTCTTAGCGTACTGTTGACCGAAAGTATTTACGCTAACAACATTAGATTCTGCACCTGCTGCTGCGGGGAACGCACCAACTTCTTCAACAACGGTAAAAGTAGTTGCCTGACCGCCATTAGCTGGAGCTTCTGCGATTTCAACTTTGACATTATTACCAATGAAAATAGAATTAAAAGCCATTTTATTATTCCTTTAAATTTAGGGATAGCGTTCCTTGCTATCCCTTTCATATATTATTTATGTATGTAGGTTGTAGTACTTCATATATAAAGCTAAACCTCTTAGTAATTCACCCGTATAGAAACCAAAGTACATTGAGTTGTTCTGAGGTGTTGTAGGTGTTCCACTTCTGATAGCTGATGACCAGCCACCATTCATAACGTGATTAGCTGAAACTACGTTATAGTTCTGTTGAATTTCCGCGAATAGTAAATCAAGTAATTCCTGATCTGGATAACCTGCTATTGCCATCATTGAAGCACCAGCAAGCCACAAACCGGACATATGACCTGTAAACCCATCATAAATTACTTCACCATCATCTTTAAATCGTGTTGGTGCGTGGCCATCATTATTTTTCATAAACCACTTTAAGTAATTCATCCAGTTCTTACAGTACGTAAGTATGTTCTGTGGAATGGTGTAATCACCACGTTGATAAAGTTCATGGACTACATCACAACCTGCAAAGAACGCACGAGGTTCATAACCAGACCATGCCTCTTTATACCAGTGCTGCATTATGAAAACGTCGGGTTGTTCACCATCAGGTAAGTACGCTAATGCGTCCTGACGGTTCCACACAAACGCCTGTGCACACGGGCCTGGTACAGTCGGATGAAACTTGTTCGTGAACCAGTTCTGAGCATCACATAAGAACCTCATACTGTTATTTAATCTGGTTTCATCAATTGCAGTACCCTTAAAGCACCAAATCGCGGGCATTTGATACCCTGAATAGGGCAGCCCTCTCCATCCTGAGTACAATTGTGCATATGGATCTGTGATGTTACTGAAGGGTATCAAGCCTGGTGTGTACGCAAGACTATCAAGCATATACTGCTTGATCACACAATCGCCTAAGCGGGCTGTATAGCCGTTTCCGGTACTGTCATTGAACGTAAGACTTAGCAGTACTGAATAGTCACCCGTACCGCCATCATCATAGAGTGCTGGTAGGTCATTAATGCAGTACCAGTCAATACGACCGCTAACGCCATCTACCGGATCGGTATCAAGTAATAGTGTAAACTCTGTAAGTCCTGTTAGTGTTGGTTGTCCTGGCTGTTCATCACCTTCTCCATGATCCGGCTGATAAGAACTCAATTTAAAATCCAGTACATTAAACGTTTGTGTTACCCATGCACCATTACTTGCAGGTAGCATAGCCCACCAACGCCAACCAAGATCATCAATAATACGGATGTTAAAATCATCAGCATAAGTACGGTATGTAAAAGAAACTAAATCCTGTTCTTCTTTATTGAAAATCCAGAAACCTACTGTAGAACTACCGTCACTATCCATAGTACTTGTTATGACGTTATCATAGTACTTACCTGCAATGCCGCTTTGATATTCAAGTTTAGTTACGGTGTTACCACCATAATCAGAAATCATACGCATATCTGCTGTTAAGTACTGCCCACCATCTGGCTTAGCAATTCGCGTAAAGTGGTTCATAGGTATACTCATTGCCTGAATACTGCCATCCGTTTTAGTAATTGGCAGACCGCAACGATATCTAATTGCACCTTCATCTGTTTTTGTTTTATTCACAGTTAATGCAACGGCAAGATTTAATGCAGCACCAGAGGTATCTACACCACCATATTCAACATAGAAATTGCTACTATTATTAAATTTGAACCAGATTGATTGTTGTTCAAGTGTGGTTTGTGCTGATGCACTTTGATTAATTACAATATATCCATCAGCATCACGCGAGTAAGTAGCGGCCTGATTACTTGGATAGAAATAATCATATGATATACCGTCTGTAAAAGGTGTTGTTGCTGCGGTAGATTTACGGAAGAACTTATCGAATTTATCTATATCAGAGTACCCAATACAGGTAATCATTGAGTTTTGCCAGGCTAACCAGTACTTACGCTCGCTTGTGATATCCCATAGTAGTTTTGCTGCCTGGCAGAACCACAATTCGGCATCTGATGCGTTATCTGCGAAATCAAAGGAACCATAGTTATCAATTGGTGCATGTACTGGCCTGTTGTGCCAACGTTCATTACGCCCCATCAGATAACCGCCATGTTCTACAGGGTTACGTGTTGCATAGTTGAAGCGGTAATTACCGTTGATGGAAGTATTTTTGAGCTGGACTGTACCGATCTGGCTTGTTAGCCCTTCTGCCAATACATCACCATTGCTATCTACCTTGCGGCCTGTACGGTCGATGATCCAATCAACATCGTATGTAGGTGCTTTGGTTTTCCAGTCTACCGAACCTTCTGTATCCCATGCATATACAGTAGCGTTTACCTGATTCCAGCCTAAAGAAGCACGTTCAGGAAAAGCGAACCATACAGCATCGAGGTACTCACCATAGTTTGGTGCACCGTGTGGTATCTGTGTCTGTCCGTTTGTCCATGTAAACAGTACTCCCTTGAAGCCTCCATGAGTTGGGTACTCTGGATCTAATGGGTAGTGTGCCAGTACCGGAGCTTTTCCGTTACATATCCAGTTACAGCGTAATGAACCATCAGGTGGATCTGGAAACGCTACCCCTCTGTAGAATGCATTGTGATACCCGTTAAAGTAGTCCTTTGCCAGTTCCAGATAGTGGGGTTCTTTGGTTGCCTGATATGCGTATATTGCACCTAAAATTGCTAATGACTGCCCTTCGGTGGTTGCGTCACCATCAGGTTGTGCTTCCCATCCTGTTTCCGCTATAAAGTGCCTGTTATTTGCAAGTACTTTATCTGGATTAAAAACAAAATGTTCATTTTTGTTATCGTTAGTTAAACCTGTATTACGTTCTAAAAATTTCAAATGCCCTTCTAACATTTGAAGGGCATTATCTATGTTACCTTTTCTAATCATTAATGAAGATCCGCCATTAGTAAGGAGCCGTACCAGGTACTCCCCCCATCTATTGACGTGAATTGAAAAACATCAACTGAATCTTTAGTGAAGGTTAATACTGGAGTACGCCCGTATGACCATTTAACATTCGAAGGCCATTCTATTTTATTAGCACCTGTGCCTTGCATCAGATATACCGTGATGGTTTGACTGTTCTTAGTACTACCGCTTGCATTGATAATGCTTAATTGAGTACTCGCAGAGGTAAGTGTTGCAGAGAACACTCTTTTACCATCTGACATATCAAGACTAAGTGCGTCTGTTACGGTATTTAGTACTAACAAATCTTGAGTGATAGTAACCTTAGTATCAATGTTTGCCTGTAGTGCTGCATTCTTTACATCAATCTGTGATTTTGAGTAAGTACCTACATCATTATAGTTCAGAGACACGTTAGAACTTAATGGATAACCGTTTACAGTAGTAATACGTAGTGCAAAGAGATCGTTAGCCTGGGTACGAGAATATACGTCACTAATATCTGCTGCTACCAATTGAATGTTAGTACCAGATAATGGCTTGTTATTGATTAAGAACGTCTTTGGAACGAAAGTACTATTACTATAACTTAGGCTTGCCATATCCGTTAACTGTGCCGCCGTTAGAGTAATATTACCTGTTAATGCCAATCCATTTACTGTAGTAGTTTTTGCTACAAAGTTTGTATTAACCTGCGTCTGTGAATATACATCTAAAATATCGGCTGCTACCAAGTTCAACGCCGTACCTGTTAGTGCGTGTCCGTTTAACTGAAACACTTTAGGAACATAGCTGTTATCGGTCTGTGTTTTTGAGTACACATCAGAAATATCGGCTGCTACAAGAGTGATATTTCCGCTTAATGGTTTGCCATTGATGGTACGGGTAATCGGTACGTAGTTACTGAGATCAGTAGCCGCTGCTGCACCAAGTTCTGACAAAGTAGGCTTATCGGCAGTGGTATAGATCTTGTACCATGCACCAGTACTTGCTGATGAGAAGTTACGGAAATTCAGTACCGGAGTACCGGATTTGTTCATCACTAACTGAGTACCGTTAGAACCATCAAGGTTCGTGATACCCAACATATCTACGCCTGATGGCGAGTTCACCGCTGGGATCTTAACAAATGAGTTACCGTCACGGCCTTGATAACTGGGGAACTCTACACCGTTACTACCTACGCCCCAATCACCACGGTTAAGCGGTACTACGGACTCATCAAGGATACCTGCTGCTACTTGTGCCTCAGGAGTAAACACATACGAGCGGGTAACTACAGTATCAATATCCGATGAGTCAGAAACTTTGGATAGATAGCCGTTGTACATCACATAGTTCACCGACGTATCGTTAGTACCATCATCAAGCATTTCAACCTTAACCTGTACTAACTGCTGTGAGTCAACAATTGCATCAAGTTCAGAATGCTCGGTTGGGTTATAGTTTACTTCAATGGTCATATCACCATATGAACTATCACCCGCAACTTTCGAGGTGTAAGTACTATCATATGTTTCAATGGTAGATACGTTTGTTGTTTCACTAAAACTTGGAAAACCTGAAAGGTTTTCTACTTGGGAAAAGTTACGGGAATTAGGATCAACGTTTGTTGTATCGGTGTTAATCCATACCGTAGTTAGATTCCCTAAAAATGTTTGAGCCATAATTATTCCCCATAGCTAAAAGATAGAGTTTGCGTGTGTACATAAGCGGTTTCCGTTGCTTCGGCTTGAGAAGTCATTAGGCTATCTTCAATACGGATATTGAATAATGGCATTTGAAGTTGCTGGTTTAAGTCATTAAAGAAACCAGGCGTATAAATTGCTTCAAGTATTTTTTCAATTTCATCGGATGCTTCTTTATATGATTGACCGACAGATACAAACTCAACTCGAAATTCACATAAATTTCTTATAGTTGATGGCACGATTTGATTATTAATAACTGTGTTTGCTTTAGATACTTGAGTACGTTGTACAGAAGAATCACCAATATAAACTACAGTAATATCATCTACTGATGCTTTTGATGGAAAGTGTAAATTAGTAACTGGAGAGAGTTTATTAATTAAGTACTTTCTGATTTTATAGTCCGCCGTAAACATATTATATTTCCTCTTCTAAATCGACTTTGCGAATATAGTGATAATTAGAGATACCGCTTGTATCATCATCTATCCTATTTACTACGTATTCGATATTATCGATCTTGAAGATGCTATTTAGTTTGATACCTGACTTAGCACTAAAATATGTCACGGCAGTTTGACTACCATCGAAAAAAAGCTCGTCTTGTTCGAAAATAGCGGTAATCGTTATTGATACACCATCTTGAACAATGACGAGCTTTTCACCAAAAGCATTAAGTAGTGACTCTGATTGTGAGTTACTAAAAAATGCTCTCATTTTATTTCACCATTAAGCGGATTTGATTTTTAGGTTTACAAAACCTTCTTCATGAGCAATAGCTGTTGCTAAGTACTGGAAGCTGCGGAAAACAGTAATTTGTGCTGCACGGTGAGTAGTTGTATCTACGTCAATTTCCTGACCTTCTGACCAATTCGCAATAATTAGATTACGGAAGTCACCGATGATCACAGAATCGACATCTACAAAAGTACTTTCAACAACACGAACTTCATCGTTTAGCCACATATCGAAACGATGACCTTCAACCATAGTCACGGCTGAGGTGTTATTTAATACTGCGGTTTGACGTAGCTTAGCTAAAGTACTTGGATGCATTACCGCTACGCAAGAACGAACGTCAACGTTAGCAGTACCAAGAGCTTCAATAGCTTTCTGTACATCAGCTTCAGTCATTTTACCGATCGCTGCGGTCATAACTACTGGAATCGTTGACTGTAGTGAATCAAAGATCTTGGATTCGAGGCCATTAGCCGCATAGCGGATTAGAGCATCCTGAACAAAGGTTGCTGCGGTATCAGAACTTAGCATGAGCTGCTTAGTTACAGGTACTGCACCAGCAAACATCTTTGGTGATAGCTTGATAGAATCAAAATTCGCGATTGTATCTTCAACTGCATCACCTTCTTCATAGAATTTGAAGTTACCTGGTGCCGCTGGAGTTAGACCAGTTAGGCGAGGAATACTAAGAACGCCACGGTATGCAAGACCAGAATAGATAGTTGGATTTAGGCTTCCAAGAATGGACTGTGCCAATAGAGCGGTTAGATAAGAATCCGCATATACGGTTTTTACAGTTCCTGCTGCTGTTTGAGTATCGGTATTAGCACCAAGAGCACGAGCACCAAGTGCATGTGAAAAATCCATTTTGAAACCGCGTTGGCCTTTTTCGAGTTCAGCTTTTACAGAATCAAAGTTATCATCGTTGATACTACGGATTAGTTCACCAATTACATTTTTATTCATATTATTAACATCCTTGTTAATTAGATTTGTTTCTTTATTTAGGGATCTGGTTTGAACTTCCTGTTTAAACTGTTCAACTGTCACACCTGATTTAATTGCTTCAGAACCATCTACCTTGAAAAGTTCTGCAATAGCGGTTAACTCACGAATTCTAATTTCGTCAGATTCACCTTTATTTAGTGCTGCACGTTCCTGTGCTTCTACTTCAACAATTTCAGTACTGTCCTGTACTTCTACTGTTTCAGATTCTTCTACTGCTTCTGTACTTTCCTGTACTTCAACATGTTCATCAGATTCAGTACTTTCTTTTACTTCTTCTTCGGTTTGTTCAACTACATCATTGGTACGTAGTTCTTCTTGTTGGTTTTCAATATCCATTTGTTCACCTTCACTAAGTTGAATTTCATTTGTATTTAGTGAACGTGAAACACCAACATAATCATCTGCGGGAACAGATACGCTACTTACTTCATATGGCGACCAAAGATCTACAATTAGGTTTTCACCTTCGATATGATAAGATTCAATATTGTATCCAACGGAAATTTTGGTACGGATACCTTCTTGAATCATTGTAAAAATAGTTTCTGCTTCTTGAATTGAAGATAGTTTTACAGTCGCACGACATACATTATCGCTGTCTACTCTCGCATCTAATACAATTCCAACATGACGGGTAAAGTCATGTTCAATTAGTAATGGAGCACCATTTAGCATACGAGTTAGGTCAACGGAATCTGACGTACATTTAAGGATTTCGTTTAGTACACCAATACCTTCACCAAAATCACGTTTAACAGGTGTTTCACTTGCAAAAGCGATCTCAATGGTTCGGTTTTCTACATCAATAGCGTTATTAATTTTCTGTAGGTTTAGTTCCCTCGTTAGTTGTTTCTTCATCCTGAATAACTTCCTGTTTATTATTAATTGTTTTAGCTTCCTCTAATTCAATTTCCTTCTGTACTTGATATGGGTCATAACCAAATTCAGAAACAACCATAGAACGACTCTTGATCTTGTTATCAATCATTAGTACTTGGGTTTGTACGTCTTTGAGAGGATCAAGGGATTCCACAAATTCACTGATATATTTAGCGTTTACTAATTTATCGAAATCACTAAATTTCAGATTTAAACTCTGATTACGTAACATTTCTGCTTTAAGCCAGCGAGCGTATATTGGTTTTAATACAAACGTGGTTAATGCATTAGTACGTGTCTTGAAAGTCTGACGTTGTAGACGGTCTGTTAGTTTTGCTGCTGAGAATGAAGCATTTGCGGTAGAACCGCTTAGTGATTGCTCTGTGATACCAAGAGACATAGCTATTTGTTGCATCTGAGTATCTACAAACTCTGTGATACCATCAGTAGCCCCGTTTGGGTTAACACTCGTTACGTTTTGTCCTGGTTGAAGTTCTACTAAAGCACCGCTTTGTAAGCTGTCATTTTCGTAGTAATCAGGTTCGTACCCTTTCATAAAATCAATATCTTCATCATTACCTGCTGAGTTAGTAATGAAAGCCATTGCAGAGGCTGATAGTTTCTTAGATATGATTGCTGCCTTAATAAAGGCTTCAAGATCTTTTAATAAAGTAGTACCTGCAATGATATCCGGTATGCCACGCTCTTGATTAGGGTAGTCCTGGATCATTAGATGAAGCATGTTTGATGCTGGAATTAATTCATAATCACCAGTTTGATACGTATATGTATACGGATTCAAACGAGTTACATAGTACTCAATTACTTTCCCATATCGATCAAAATGAATACCATTAGAAACATATGAACCATCATCAAAAATTCGGTTTCCAGTAGTCGGTATTCGCATAGTGTCGATAAGTTCAAACTTCACAGTACCGTTCACATCATGACAAATAATGAACGCTTCACCATCAATACTACGAGTACGTTCCACTAAACGCTGAAAAGCTGCTAAATCCATCTTACCATTCATACTAAATGCTTCTGGATTATCTGCGTATTTGTAGAATAGCTGTTCAAGTTCTTCGTTAATAACTAAGTTTTCTTCATTATCATCATGAAGATTAACATCAGGACGGATATACAGACCTGATGCACCCGTTACGCCATCACTGTTAACCTGAAAGTACTTTTTAGCAATTCCATTATTCAAACTTAGTTCACGTGACTTAGCGACTAAGGTAGGTAATGTCATATTGATGATACTATTAATATTTCCTGCTGAATTACCTGCTGAAAACCCAAAACTGATGATTGGTGATTGTGAGTTAGTACGAATCTCTTTTAGTTCACGTTTTAACGAGTTATCTGTAAGTTGTTTATGTTCAAACCGTGGTTTAGGTACTTGTTCAGGCTCATCAATTTTTTTCTTCTTCCAGAACATTAGTTACCCCTGTTAAAAGTTGTTATTGATTTAATCGGATTACCAGAAGAAAGCCCCCTCATACGTGCTAATTCTTGGTTAGCAAGTTTTGTATAGTGAGTGCGGAGTTTTAGTAATGCGTCCATAGATTCTGTAGTTAGGAGTTTATTGTTGATGCTCTGAGTGATTACACCACCGCCCTGTACTTTAGACTCTATAACAATATTTATTTCATCAATGATAGATAGGTATTGATTGTATTTATTTGCTGTCGCAGATGGATCTACTATCTGAAAGGTACGTACAGCAAATGTTTTATCATTGATAATTGCCGTATATGCACCTGATTTCCAGTTTGAAGTATCAATTACTGAATATGGATAGGTATATGAAATTTTAACCCCATCCACATCAACTATATCTACTGTAGAATCTGCGGCAAAACTAAACACAATGCTTTCACCTTTGATAATATCTGAGGTGAAATCAACGCTACGTGTTGCCATGTTTATTCCTTATTCATTAAACCAATTTCTTCCCCCCATACGCCTTTTACGTTGTTTACGTACTGGAACATGTTCTATAGGTGTATCATTAGTTTGTATTTCTTCACTGTATTTAGTTTTAGCTATATTGGCGTTGTAGTTCCTTAGTTTTTTATAGGCATCAACACCCAATTTATTTAACATATATTCAAAGCTAATTAGGCAATAGTTGAGCGTATCAAGCATTTCGTTACGATCATCTTTTGAACCAGTACGTTTCACCCAAACAAGTTGACCACCTTTCATTACTCGCTTTTCACTGGTGTACTGAAGGAATGCATCATCCGGTAATGAATGGCTAAAATGGATTCTCTTACCTTCATGTGCTTCATCGTTCATAGCTGCGTTAAGTAGCTTCCTGATACGGTTCTTCCCTTCGTTAACGTTAAGTAGCATGAACTTATAACCACCCGATGTACTTTCTTTGTATAGAGGAGTAGTTGTACGTCCATCACCCTTGATAGGTTTGTATATCTCGTTACCTGTTTTATTACAGAATCGGTAGATGGTATTGGTTGCAGCACCATTAGAACTATCTACCCATACCTGAAGTACTCGTAGAGGTGTTCCATTTTTCGTTTTTAGCTTTGTATTATTTATAAAACTTTGTAATTCTGCATATGCTGGCGAATCATATTTATTACAATCGACTGCATAGAAGCTACGATGATCAAGTACATAATAATTCTTTTCCGATATGCCAACTAAGGTACATTCCAGGCGGTCTAATTGTTGGTCAACCGCATATGCTAAACCAACACAATCATTAGGTATGTTATGTATATCAATATCAAAATCGCGTAGCTGTTCCAGTAGAGTTAAATCGTGTTCTACGTTTTCTTTATCAATGTAAGGTTCGCCTAATGCGTTGTTCACAAAACGCATATGGTCAAAGTTCTTAAACGCTTCTGCAAAATCCTGTACCAGCTTGCGGATCGACGAAACCGGAGAGTACAAACGTGATATGTGGTAGCCCCTCACATCCATAATCTCTGGATGTGTAGCGATCCAACGTCCTTGTGATACTGCTCTTACACGTTCGGCTTCTGTGTACTGGTGTTTACAGTGCGGGCATTCAAGATAGGCGGCATCTGCATCGGGGATAGAACGGCGGCCACCGTCTATTACCTTCCATTTGAATTTAACGTTTTCCCATATCAAGCGTTGTTCATCACCACATTCAGGGCAAGGTACGTGAAAGTACCTCTGATCGCTCATAGCAAATTCCTGGCATATGGGATCATCAGGTACTAACGGTGTAGAACACATCATGATTAGTGAATCACGGAATGATTCACAGCGTTGGGATACGAGGGCTATGGGGTTCCCTTCATCACCCTCGGTATCTACCCCTGAAATCTCATCACAGAAAACACGCTTAGCCGTGAGGCCACGTAGGGTACTTGGGCTTGAGAGACTAACGAAATAGTTGAAAGTACCAACCGTAGTTTCCTGTGTGGTTGCATCGTTAGTTTTCGTCTTGTCTGATTTGCTCGTGATTAGCTTTGCGAGTGATGGTGTTAGCTGGATGGTTGGATCGTACTTACCATTCTTATACTTCTTCACTGTGTTTGCTGTTGTACCAGCAATTACCATGTTTGATGGATCATGTTGAAGAAAATACAAGGATGCACCAGTAACTATTGTTGTTTTTAGTAACTGTGCCGAACTCATTAGTACTACCTTGCGTACCCCTGGTTCTATAATTGAATCTAACGGTTGTTTCTGGAATTCGTACAAACGCATTGGAGAGCCTTGTAACTCTCCATCACAGAACTTTAAATTTTTCTCTACCCAATCACTCGGTTTGATCTTCTCTGGCGGTAGTATGTTCGTCACCGCCTGGTTCAATATCTTTATTAGCTTCTTCTGATTCTGAAAATCCATTTTCATATTCATCTTCCTCGTACTCATAATTTCCAATATCTCTGAGTACTTCATCAATTTTATCTTTTAGCGTTTCCCTCAATTGGTTTGCATCTTCACTTGCAAAGAGTTCTACATAAGTTGTGTTTGGAATACTACGCAACATGTTCTTTAGTTGAAGTAAGTAACTTGAAAGTGAGTCAGTTACATAATCCACTTCTACTAAGCTTTTTCTTTTTAGATCAGCTTCCATTTCTTCAATGTCTGCTTTAGCTTTTGCTAATCGTAATTGTTCACGCTGAGTTTCTTCTTTTAAATCTGTTTGTCCTCTCAATGGTGTTAGTACATTATCTTGTACCCATTGATAGATCTCATCGTCTGTTCCATCTATATCTAAACCTTTTGCTTTCCAATCACGGCTAACTGTTGCAGGATCGTATCCGTAGATTTTTGCTAATTGTAAGTACGTCATATTTCCTCGTATTGTGAATGAATTAGGTTCAAAACATCATATATTCTATTCAAAGGGTGCGGCGAAACTACTCGATGTTTGAAAATCTGGTGGAGTACCTATTTTGTTTATTTACTATTTTTGGTGATTGAACTATTTAAGTACTTTATGATAATCTTTTCGATCTACACACATACGAGGTTAGTTTTATGCTGGCTGCGATCCTAAAGTTTTTTGAGTTGTTCACTAAGTTACCAAAGTCTGTTCAAGAGCAAATTATAAATGCTGTTATTCTAACTCTTACACTTGGCTTTAAACGTTTCTTCAAAAAGAAAAAAGAAGAAGACTTAAGGAAAGCTACTGAAGAAGCAGTTAGTCCAGAAAAATGGCAGACTACATCAGTTGCTGTGAGTAATCTCATGCCTTCTCTTTACTCTCAAAAGAAAAAAGAAGAGTTTGCTAACTCAGTTGTTGAGTTAATTAGAAGCGACTCATTCATCAAAAAATTAAGTACACGCATTGAAAAGATTAATGCCAATGATGAAGAAAGCTACGTGGCTTTGTGTTCTGTCGAAGCGAAAAAACTTATTATCGAGATGATGGATAAGATTAAACAATGAAGTGATGTGTTCCTTTATAAGGACATTTCAATCCGACATCAACAAACATTAGGAGTATACATATTGAATAAAATAATTAATCTATATTACTTCGCTTCTGATAACTTGATTACCCATGTTGCCTACGTAATCTATGAACATCCAGGAACTGAAGATGAAATGTGTCAGTTTTTGCTATCAAAAGTTGGTTCTGATCTTTCAATCGCAACATATGGTGATATTCCTCAGAATCTTAAAGATAAAGAGAATGGTATCTCGCTTGATAAAATAAATGCCATGATGAGAACAGATACTCTCACCTATATTTTCTCTGATGTTCTATCATCTCATAACATTGAAGAATTTTGTTTACATCTCATCACTCCCATTCAGGATGGTAACGTGATGAATCATAACAGGCTTGATTTTGAACCGTTGAGACAACATCACATAGATAATTTTTCCGGCCACCATTTTCCAAATAGTAGCGATTATCTAACAAAATATTTTGATGGCGAATCGTTTGATATGGTTAGATTATTGAGAGACGATCACTTCATCCCACTCCATTATCTCTTTAACAACAAACATTATTTAAGCTGCATTAAATTACTATTTTCATTTATAGATACCATAGCTTGGATCGATATAGGCGAACATCATAATTTCATCAAATGGATTAATAATTACGCAGATTTAACCTCTCTTGAAGTTTATCCAGAAGAACTATGGGAGTTACGAAATTCGCTAATCCACATGTCAAATTTAGATAGTCAAAAAGTTAAACAAGGAAAAGTAAGAAGAATAAGCTTTGCAATCCATAAGCGGAATAGTTTCAAAACAATTACTATCGGTGATACAACATTCTTTAACTTGACCGACTTCCTTTTTGTAATTGAGGATGCTATGAGGAAATGGGTAGATACCTATAATCAGGATCAGCTAAAAATCATTACCTTTGTAGAACGTTACGATAAAATAGTCAGAAATTGTTAATTGATTTAATGCAATGATTTAAACCCACTTTTGATAGTGGGTTTGAACTTTATATCAGTGTCTTAATATTATTAAACGGAACTGACCTGTACAGATAACCTTGTACTGCTGATACTCCAGCATCACGTAGTACTGGTAGTTCTTGCCGCTGCTCTACTCCCTCAACGATCACATACGGGCAGTACTTCATGATGTTCTTCATCAGTACGTTGAATGTGGGTTTCTGTACTTCCTGACGGTAGAACGCTCTATCAAGTTTGACCGCCTCATAGCATCCAGTTGCCAAGGCCGCTACATTCGCATTACCAGATCCAAGATCATCAAGGAACAATCGATAGCCAACGTTTATCAGTGTTTTAAGTACTGGATGATTGATACCGAGTTCAAGCCCTTCAAAGTTCTCTGAGATCTCAAGCCTTATGAAACCCAGCTTATCCAATAGCTGAATAATATCCCTGTCAAAGACACATAGCCGTGCCTGTACGGTATCAACGTTAACGGTACAGAAAAGCCGGTGCTCTCTGAACCATGACGCATTAACTTCTACAGTCTCTAATTGTTGTTTCAGTAGTTCCTTCTTCCCTTCGACCGTCATAGCCATGATGAAGTACTTACTGTTCAGTACTGGCAGGTCTTCACGATGGAAGCGGGTTAACAGCTCACATCCTACGAGCTGACCTGATGTAGTCATGATTGGTTCTGCTATGAAGTTTGTGGTGATCATCCTTTATTATCTCTTCATTCGATTGATGAGAGATCATTGATCGTTTTTTCCTATTAATACAGTATCAACCTCACTAAAGATAACAACATAACCTATTGAAAATGATCGTTTTTCTTTGCTTTATGGTGTTTTATTTGGTGCTGTATATAATTACAGTATTCTTGGTTTTTTTTGAGGGTTATGAAATGGGCAATAAGAACGGTTACGATCCATCCATGCGTAGAGGTGTTCACCAGTTCTCACACGCTGGGTATGGTTCACGGTCTGTTATTGGGGGAGTGCTCTTGAGCAATTCAAGTTTGGTGATCGGGTGATATTTGAAGGTTCTGTAGGCGGGCTGTTCTGGCTGGGAACGGTTGAAAGGGATTGTTTTGTACTGATTAGCGAAACGCCATTTAAAGAGGTTTTGGACGCTGTGAGTTACCTGCATGCTGAACAACGTGTGATTGAACAACATGGTGATGATTGGTTTTGTGGACAAGAAGAACTACCGTTCTAAGTTCACGCCACACCTACGCAAACAAACCATAACCCCATTGTAGGCGTAGCGTGAAACCGGAGTGTACGTTATTCGGTGATTAATGGTAAAGTGATTGCATTACCTTTTATGAATTTAGGAACATCCTTCGATGGACTGTAGAAAAGCAAATATTGCTCTTATAACAATTGTCTCTGCGTTGTTAATTATTTCGTGCTTGGTACTTATAAAGTTTCTTTTTTCTGATTCTAAAGGATTTTCTTGGGGTTCTGTCTCAGACTGGTTTACGGCTATTTGCAGTTTACTAAGTGCTGTTGGAGCGTTAGGTACTTTAGGAGTCGCTTATGCCGCATATAGAAAAGCACCAGAATGGATGTCTCAAAAGCACTACAATGTAGTTTCTAAGATCATTGAAGAGGCTATATATGAAGACTTGCGAAAATTGTCATCGCTAAGCTCTCAATATAAAAGCCATATTGTTCATGCAAGTAATATTCTAAAAACTTGTTTGAAATATAAAACTGACCTACCCCAAAATACAGAAGAAACTTTAGATAAAATTGAAAATTTACTTGTCGAATTTTTTAATTTATCATATTCAATGCAAAATAGATTAAAAGCAATCCCGAGGTATAACTATATAATCACGCCTTATACAGTGAATATAATTGAAAATATAAAAAAAGCAGCAGACAGTTACAATCAAGTACAAACTCTATTTGAACTGGCAGCCTCTGAAGTTCCAATGCTCATGAATGCTGATGAAGAAGCGATAAGTATAACTACAAAAGAAATTATCGACATACAACTTGAAGTTATCGAATTAAACATTAGTATAAAGGATTTTGTTAAATCGATTTATGATGATAATAAATCAATAACTGAATTTATTAATGTTTTAAAATAATTACCTCATGCCTCTCAATGGGGCATATTTTTAATCATTTAAAGACAAAAGAGAAACAAGTACTTCAGCAGCTCTGATCACTACTTCGATGAATGGGTTAGATAAACTCTCATTAAAGTACTCATCTTTTCGCTCTTTGATTGTTAAGTACTGGAACGGATCACCTAAATCCCTTACCCTCGAATCGAATGTTTCCATCTGCAAACCATCAGCACCATTAGTTTCAATACGTACCTGCTCTGTAACATACAGGAAGTAGTATGTCCCATCATCGTAGGTGTTAAATTCCATTCTTGTCATTTCGTAAATCCTATAGTGGGTTAGTACTGTTAACCTTTATAGGTATTTACTAATAATCATGAATTAATCACCATAACAGAATATATGACTATTCGAAAAATACCCTCACCATATGAAGTGAGGGTACTTAATAAAATAGGGTATTAGCGACTGGCCTGAAATTTTCTTAGTACTAAGCGTGTGAGCAAGAACAGTACCGTAGCGTAGATAAGTACCATCAGGATTAAGGCGATGAACCTTACCGGATCTGCATCAGCTTCATATGAACCACTCAGGCCGGAACCGAAAGTACTATAGGCAGTATCCATGACCCATTGAGTTAGTCCATTGAGAGGCTTACCGAAACTTGATAGCCACCAAGCAAAGATAATACAGATACTGTATATGGCCGCATTCTTAACGAATCCTGCACTTCGCATAGTCGCTCCCCCCTTGCACATCAACATAACCATATGCCATCAATCCAGTCCTTGATCCTGGTACTTTAACCTTTTTAGTACGGAGTAACTGACTACGTACAGTATAGAAATCCGGTCGATTGACGAAAGTAATACACCCCTCTGAGAAACCAGAACCATCTGGCCTGAGTGGATGTAACCGGAAGCTACCACGTGATACACCGTTAATCATTATGCTATCTGTCATGGTTTGAGCACTAAAGAGTGCAAACCATTCGGAGTGGTCATTACCTGTGATTGTATCAACGCCCCATGCCCGGATCTTATTCAATGTAGAGCCAGTTGGCCTATCAACTATCCAGTACCGTCCAGTAGGTATGGCACTGTTTGGTAAGTACGCACAATTGGGATCATTGGTATATGGATTTTGCCCACTGAAAACCGAGAAAGTTCCTATTCCATAGACGTGTAATTTGGCGTAGCCATTATTATCAATATCGTCGTATGTCATCCTCATTATTTGCATTTTGTTTTCCCTGCTGTTTGCTTCTGGCAATTCTATCATATGGATAGTGCATTGAGCAGACCTATAAAAAATGGTAGGAAGATATCGATAGTGGTACTGAAGAACTGTGTTTCACTACAGCGAATTTCACCCCTCTGATTGGAATAATAACAAGGGTATGTGTCAGTACATAAAGGGCTTTAACAGCCCGATCCCCGCCCTTTGAGCGAAGCGGTACAGCGAAATACTTTAGGCACGTAGTGCCGACCCCTACTTTTATGTACTTAATGAAAAAAGAAATTGAATGATATTTGTATGTACTCGCCAGTATCAGGTACTTTCAAGAAGAAGTACATTAACTACTCAAGCGAGTACATAGAAATAGAAATTCAAAGCCGAACGCGTTAGCGTTTGTGCTTCTTTATATTAATCTCGATAAGGCAGTTGCAAGCAACCCCCTTATGTCGAACTCACTGCGAAAAAAAGAACGAGCGTAGCCCGTTCTTTTTGTTCTTGCTCGGTTTTTTTTCTAATTTTGTCTCCTTTTATTACCTATAATATTAGATAGTTTTTAGAGACATTTTTATGATCATAGGAGTGAATTGTACTTAGATACAAAATGTGCTCTTTGTTGTTCATTGAGTACTAACTGTGCTTTCTTGTTCATCCACTTATTGAATAACTCAATTGTAGGGAACTGTTCAAGAGATATGCGTTGGTATGCCTTCTTCTGTGAAGTACTGAGATTCAAAGGAACAAAAGTACTAACTGATTTGGCACTATTAGTTACTTCAATTCCTAAATCTATGAAGATAGGTGTATCTGAAAGTGAGAGTGCTTGTTCTTTATCGAACACATAGATATCTACTACTTCATCACTTTTATAATCGCGTAGTTTGGTACGCTGTACGAATTGATATAGTTCTTCCTTCTCTCGTGCCTGTACTATCTGTTCGTATGTAAGACCAAACATTAGTTCACACTGTTTTACTTCTACATTGGAAGGTTTGAGACTACTTAACCAAACGGCTTTTGTATAGTTCTTGTAATCATTGCTACCACGGCTTTTAGGCGGTACATACTTACCGTTAAGTACCTTTTCACTCTGATCGCTGTTCACGGTAAAGATGTAATCAGTAAGGTTCTCTCTTACCCATGCTAAAACCTTCTCAAACTGTTCTGGGGAGTTTGAACGTAGTGATGCCGTCAAAGGTACATCACTAAAGTAATGTACTCTCATGCGTTGATTTAGTGGTACTGTACGTTGTCTTAGCGATAGGGTAGTACATTCAAAACTTTCAGGTGATGTAGCCCCCTGAAACACCAGACAGTAGCTGTATCTCCAGATAAGAGATAGGCTTGAATATATGTCTAACACTAACGCCAATTTTGAGATGACCGGGATCCTGTTAGGGCAAGAAGCCCGCAA